CAGGCAATCTAATGATCGATGGTGACGAAGCTTCTACAACCAGATGGACAACTGATGCCAATGTGATCATATCTGCTGGTGTACCATTTGTTACAACCAGTATTTACAATGCTGATGGTACCATCATGACAGGCAATGTAATGATCGATGGTGATGAAGCTTCTACAACCAGATGGACAACTGATGCTAACGTAATTATTTCATCGGAAGTACCATTCAAGAGCACAAGCACATATGATGTAGACGGAACAACAATGACGGGTAACGTTATCATAGATGGTGACGAAGCCTCTACAACCAGATGGACAACTGATGCTAACGTAATTATGTCTAGCGGGGTACCATTTGTTACAACTAGTTTTGTAGAAACATAAAATTATAATTCAAGGAGCACATAATGCCTTTACAATCAGTTAATATCCCATATCAAAGTGGTAGTGTGGGGAGTATAGCATACGACAGCTTATACCAAAATAATGGTAATCATTACGTTTGGGTAGGCGGCGACACAGGCAGAAAATTTATTTCTGTAAGACTACAATCATCACCAAATTTTGTGTTTGTGGACACACTGGAAATTTCTAGCATGACAGCAGATAATCCAACATTCACAAGCCTATATTCCAGAGCTGAAAGTTTGAGCATAGGCGCATACTCTAACTATCATATTGCCCTATGCAAACTTAATTCTACATCTGCTTACCTTAAAGTTTTTACAGGCGGCGTAAGTGTAAATAGTTCACAACATTTCATATTGGAAATCGATGAAACAGATGATTCTATTTCCATTACAGATGTAACAAGTTCCATGAGCGCTTACCAGAAAGGGGGATTGTACTCTAATTCTGGCAATAACAGTACTACCACTGGACAAGGCAGATGTGGCAAATACATGATGTATTTGCAGGATAACAACATTGTTACACTGGAAATGATTGGATCGGAAACATCATCATCTTATGGTGGTTATCATTTTGTACACAGAACCTGGGATCCAAGCACAAGCACACTTACCTCCAAAACAGTGGTAAACGGCAACAAGGATGACACTAGTATGAGAGGTTACTCAGATTTTAACACAGATTGGCATCATATTAATGATTATAGTGGTACTGGCACAACTACAAGTACCAGTAATGAGGAAAGCCCCACATTACACGGTCACGGTGATAATTATCAGAATAGTTATTTTAGTGGCGGCGGTCATTTCCACATGAATCAATGTACAAGCAGAGACGGGGATCAAATTCATTTTCATCTCAGGGGACGTCATAATTACCAATATACTAGTGCAGATGATGGATTTAATAGTCGAACTTCTATAGATAATTATTCCGAAGAGTTTTATGTCATAACATATATTAAAAGTTCAAACTCTTGGACATGCACGAGTAGAAGATATACCAGCGTAAATCCTCCAGGATATTATGGTGCTTGGTTACCAATTAATACTGTACTTTCTTCAGATTTCAACCCCTCAAATAGCAACTTTAAAACAGGACAGCAACACGCTGACACCTGGCTAGCTGTAGACGCAAGATATGTCAGAGTTTTGGGTTCAACAAATGGTGGACAAATATATGTTGTGGACGGTGGCGCCACTTCTTCACTAGGCGGAAATAGTGAAGCATATGAAGCTCATTGGCTAGACGAAAACCATTTTATGATTGTATGGTCTAAAAATGAAAGTCAAAATAATGTTGGTACCGTAACAAATAACATGGGTTACACTGTTTGTAAATACACTGACGAAAACGTAATAACAGTTGTAAGTTCTGGATTTTTAAATGATAGCACTATCCAGAATTCAAATTTTTCGTTTACTGGAAGTGGTCCTGTGTTGCAAAAAGTTGATAACTTTACATACATTTCTAATCAGTTTTCACACTTTGTGTGTGTACACGCTCCAGCGTAAACACTTAAAATCAAAAAGGCCCGGTTTTGCCGGGCTTTTTCATGACTTCTGATAAATAAATTTGTTCAGGAGGGAATCCAAGAGAGTCCCAAATGGTCGAGTAGAATTATTTGACATATCCTGATCTAGGCATTAAACTATGGCATAGGAATAAAAATATTCCAAACAATGGCATAAAACATTGGCATATAACAAGAGGCATAAAACAATGGCAACTTTACAAGAAATCCGCGCAAAACTCCAGGCAATGGAGTCCAACCAAACTTCAACTAAACCCAAATTCCAAGGCGACAATGCTATGTTTCCTTTCTGGAACATTCCAGAAGGTGCAACAGCAACTATGCGTTTCCTGCCTGATGGTGATCCTGACAACACATTCTTCTGGACTGAGCGAAACATTATTCGCTTGGAGTTCCCAGGCGTTGTGGGTGTTAGTCCTGTAGAGCAGAGAAAAGTAACTGTACAAGTCCCCTGTGGTGAAATTTACGGTGACACCTGTCCTGTGCTCACAGAAGTTCGTCCCTGGTACAAGGATGACGCACTCAAGCAACAGGCTGGCAAGTACTGGAAGAAGCGTTCATACATCTTCCAGGGCTTTGTTACTAGCAATCCACTTGATGAGGAAGAAACTCCTGAGAATCCTATCAGACGCTTTATCATTGGTCCACAGATTTTCCAGATCATTAAGTCAGCACTCATGGATCCTGACATGGAGCACCTGCCCACAGACTATGTGAACGGCACCGACTTCAGACTCACTAAGAGCACCAAGGGTGACGGACACGCGGATTACACAACCAGTTCATGGGCACGTCGTGAGCGTAGCCTGGATGAGACTGAGTTGGCGGCAATTGATCAATATGGATTACATGATCTCAAAGAGTTCATGCCTGCTCGTCCCACTGCTGAACACTATGAAGTGATCAGCCAGATGTTTGAGGCAAGCGTGGATGGTGAGTTGTATGATCCAGAGCGATGGGGCAACTTCTACAAGCCCTATGGCATCGAAGTTCCAGCCACAGCGGCACCAGCACCTGGTCAGACAGCACTTCAGAAAACTGAAGCACCTGTAGCCAAGCCTGCTCCTGCTCCTGTACAGGAAAAGATCGAAACACCAGTAGCAGACGACACTCCTCCTTTCGACACTGACGATACACCAGCACCTGCTCCAGCAGAACCTGTAGCAGAAGGTGGTAAGCAATCAGCAGATGACATTCTGAACATGATTCGTAATCGTCAGAAAGAAGCATAAGGAGTAGACAATGCAAAAGCCATTCGATCTATCTAAATTTCGCACCGGTATCACAAAATCCATATCTGGTATCAGTGCGGGATTTCATGACCCACAAGATTGGGTCAGCACAGGTAATCACACCCTGAACTATCTTATTAGTGGTGACTTTCACAAAGGTATCCCATTGGGTAAGGTAAGTGTCTTTGCTGGCGAGTCCGGCTCAGGAAAGTCATTTATCTGTTCAGGCAACATTGTGAGAAACGCCCAGGAAATGGGTTGTCAGGTAGTCCTGTTCGACTCAGAGAATGCTCTGGATGAGGAGTGGCTCCACGCACTTGGAGTCCGTACCGAACCAGAAAATCTCCTACGCATCTCTGTGAGCATGATCGACGACGTAGCAAAAACTATGTCAGAGTTCATGAAGGAATACCGGGCAAGTTATGGTGACATGGAGTACGATGAGATGCCCAAGGTGCTGTTCGTTATCGACAGTTTGGGTATGCTCCTGACACCAACAGATGTTGACCAGTTCCAGAAAGGTGACATGAAGGGCGACATGGGCCGCAAGCCCAAGGCCCTGACTGCACTCGTAAGGAACATGGTCAATCAACTGGCTCCCTTCCCCGTGGGCATGGTTGCTACTAACCATACCTATGCTTCACAAGATATGTTCGATCCTGATGACAAGATCTCAGGCGGACAAGGTTTTATTTACGCAAGTTCGATTGTTGTAGCGATGCGTAAGCTCAAGCTCAAGGAGGATGAGCAGGGCAACAAGACTTCATCTGTACAAGGTATTCGTAGCGCCTGTAAAGTGATGAAAACTCGTTACAGCAAGCCGTTTGAAGGAGTGCAAATCAAGATTCCCTATGAGCAAGGCATGGATCCATTCAGTGGCCTGATGGATATGTGCGAAGCCAAGGGACTTTTGGTAAAAGAGGGCAACAAACTAGCATACACCTCGCCAGTAACAGGTGAAGTTATCAAAGAGTTCAGAAAAGGCTGGACTTCAGATAAACTTCAGGTAATTATAGACGAGTGGGGTCAGAATCCCAAGGTTGATGAAATCGAACCTGAGGAGATCGACGTCACAGAACTAGAACCTGTTACGGAGGAATTAGTAGATGAGTCCTGAAGTTGCATTACTTCATGAAGTTTGGGAAACAGTTAAATTACATGCACACAAAAGTGCTAACGTAGATTTTGCTGAAGCCCTGCTTCGCTGTTTTGATGACAATTCAGATATCGAGGATATCGTAGATGATACCAACGAGTTTGACAAAGTCATGAAGGCAGCCATTGTTAGTCATTTTGGTGAATATGACGACGATGACACAGATGACACTGATGATGACTGGGAATGATACATGAGTACCTGGTACAACAAGGTTGTGGAAGATTTGGGAAACATTATTCCCACAATCGACTACTTTGAGAATGAGCTCGAAGAAGCCAGGTACGAATGTAGCATCAAAGGCTCACTGGAGAGATCCAGTGCAGCCCTCCCAGGAATTACTGAATTAAGATTTAATCAGCTTCAGGAGATTGAAGCAATCCTGGAACACCTCAATATACAGTTACGGAAAGAACGTAGTCGTGTATTTCGCAAATATCTGGAATCCTATAACAGACAATTAACCAGCCGTGACGCAGAGAAATTCGTGGACGGCGAAGATAGTGTTATCACACTGACCGAACTTTGTAATCAGTTTAGTCTGTTGCGCAATAAGTTTCTGGGTATCATGAAGGGACTTGATACCAAACAGTGGCAGATCGGACACATCACACGTCTCAGAACCGCTGGCATGGAAGACATAGTTCTTAGTTAAAAACGCTTGACACTCTCAGGATCTGTGCTATCATAGTACTATCCTGGGATGACAGGGCGGGGGATGGACCCCGTCCCCCAGGGCACAAATTAAATTTTTTTGAAACTCTAACAAAATCAATAACTTACA